CAGATGGGCTTACCCAGATGATGTATTACTACTGGAAACACGGTAGAGTACTCCCATCTGTATTTTATAAATTGCCTAGAGGAGAGCTCTTAGTGTTACAGGCTTTTTACGAGCAGGAGAGAGATGATAATAACAAAGAGCTGGAGAGGGCAAATAAGAGTGAGAGTGTTATGTACAATATCAATCTACTCACATAGAGGAGGTGGCATATATGGCGGTAGAGTTTGGTGCAAAACTTTATTTAAAAGATAATATGTATGCTACCCTTAAGAAAAATCTAGGTTTACAGCGTGAATTTTCGGAGCAGATAGATAAAACTAATGCGAGTATGCAACAGATGGGGCGTACAAGGGTTAATGCTACTATCAATGCTACGGATAACGCCTCTGGAGTAGTAGAGAGCGTTAGACAAACTGTAAATAGTGTAGGCAATACAACAGTATCCCCAGAGGTATCCTTACAGGATAACGCCTCTGGGGTTATTGGTGCTATACAGGATACCTTAGATACCGTCAATATTACCACAGCTACTCCAGAGGTGGAGGTAGAGGATAATGCCTCTCCTACTATCAGCGAGGTAGAGAGTAGAGTGCATAGGCTGGGGAATGTGAGAGCATTAACCAGAGCAGAGGTAGACGATCAAGCTACAGAAAAGGTGGAGAGAATAACCCAGAGGATCAAGGATCTTACTAAAAAGGTATTCTCTCCAGTGATTAAGCTAAAGGATCTTACAGTTAGTACAGTAGGCAAGATTAAGCAGAGGCTTAAAGAGATAGCCACTACTTTTACTCCTATTGTAAAAATCAGAGATCTAGCCTCACAGGGCTTAGCTAAAATTAAAAATACCTTAGGTGGGCTACGAGATAAAGTTACCTCTGTAGCGGTAGGGATCCACGATAGAGCTACATCTGGACTAAATAAAATAAGGGTAGGTGTACGAACAGTAGGAAAGCTGGTGGCTAAGCCTTTTATCTCTGTTAGGGATAAAGCCACAAGTGGGATCACAAAGGTTAGAAACTCCCTAAAATCCGTAGGGAAAACAGTAGCTAAGCCTTTTGTTACTTTGAGGGATAAAGCAAGTGCTCCTCTGGGTAAGGTAGGCGGTGTACTGAAATCTGTAGGAAAGACGGTAGCAAAACCTTTTATAGCAGTAAAAGACGGTGCTAGTAAGATCCTCCACGGTATAGGCAGTAGCTTAAAATCCATCGGTAATATGTCTGTAAAGGCTATGGTAGCGGTAAAGGATGGAGCTAGTGCTGTACTGGGTAAGATCGGTAGTACACTTAAGAGCCTTGCAAAAGGCGTAACAATCGCTGTAGGAATTGCAGGAGCAGGAGCTACAGCTCTTATGGGTAAATCCTTAGGAGAGGGAGCTAAACTACAGCAAAGTATAGGCGGTGTGGAAACACTGTACACAAAGACTAATAGTGATGGTAGTACAGATACCTCAGCGGTAGATAAGATGTTACAGTACGCTAATCAAGCGTATAAAACTACAGGCTTATCCGCTAATGAGTACATGGAAAATGTTACCTCATTTAGTGCCTCTCTTTTGAGTGCGTGTGCAGGAGATACAAATAAATCCGCTGAGATTGCTAACAAAGCTATGGTAGATATGGCGGATAACGCTAACAAGATGGGTACTGATATGGGATCCATCCAGAACGCTTATCAAGGCTTTGCAAAGCAAAATTACACGATGCTGGATAACCTTAAGCTGGGTTATGGCGGTACTAAAGAGGAGATGGATAGGCTCCTTAAGGATGCACAGGCTATCACTGGTACTAAGTACGATATAAACAACTTAGCGGATGTATATACAGCTATCGGAGTAATACAGGATAAATTAAATATCACAGGAACCACAGCAAGAGAGGCAGAGCAGACCTTTAGCGGATCTTTTGCGATGATGAAAGCCTCAGTTACTAACCTCTTAGGTAATTTATCTATAGGGGATGGAGAGGCAGTAGCTAGAAGTATGGGAGAGCTGGTAGAGAGTGCAAGTACCTTTTTCTTTGGTAACTTTATACCGATGCTCCAGACGATTTTTAGCAACTTGCCTACAGCAATAGGAACAGCGGTAGAAAAGGTAGCTCCTCAGATTAAGGAAAATGTATTACCACTCCTTACATCTATCAAGGATGCAATCTTTACAGGGCTGGGTAATATCGGTATTGATACTGGAGCATTACAAGCTATTTTCGATCAGCTTTTTAATGTAAAGGTAGACGGTGGCGGTATTGCTAGTATGTTCTCTGGGCTTAAGGATGGAATAGTACAGGCGATCAATACGATCTTACCTATAATCCCTCCGATTATCTCAGCGGTACAACAGATAGCCCCTGTAGTAGGGCAGGTAATTAGTACGATTATGAGCGGTGTAGCTCAGATCATACCGTATCTGATCCCAGTAATTCAGACTATCACTAATATCATTGTAACAGCGATGCCGATTATCCAGCAGGTAATAACTGTGGTGGTAAATGCTATTGTGGCGATCATGCCTACACTGAGCTCTATTTTCACTTTTGTAGGCGGTGTGATCCAGCAGGTACTCTCTGTAATTGGAAATCACATGGGATTATTCCAAACTATTGTATCCACGGTGGTTACAGTGGTTTCTACAGTTTGGCAGGCTCTAGCCCCTGTAATTTCGGCTGTGGTCGATTTGATTTTAACAGTGGTCGATGGGCTCCTTACTGGTATCGAAACGGTATTCAATTTCTTAGCTCCATACATCTCTCAGATCTGGGGTAGTATCTGTGGATTTTTCGACAGTGCAAGCTCTACGATTACCACTATCGTAGAAACCATTAAGAGTGTATTTCAAGGCTTATTTGATGCGGTATCCACTATTTTCGGTGGTATCTCCAGTGCTGTATCTACAGCGATAGGAACCGTAACAAGTGTAATAAGCGGAGCGATAGATGCTATTAGCGGTTTTGTAGATAAAGTTGGTGGAGCGATCAGCAAGGCTAAGGAGTTTGTAGGAGGTATCGGAGGCAAGGTTAAGAGTGCTTTAGGTTTTGCCTATGGTAAAGACAGAGTACCGTATGACAATTACCCAGCGATCCTCCATCAAGGCGAGAAAGTCTTAACAAGAAATCAAGCGGATCAATATGATAGGGCTATGAGCACAAGGGGCGTACAGCTCAGCGATGTTAAGCCTATAGATAGAGATCCAGATCCACAGGATGATAAAGGCGGTACAGGAGGTACAGGAAATCCACAGGATGGAGATACGCCTAAGAGCGGTGGTATCGGATCCGTAACGATTGAAAAATTGGCGGATACGGTAATCATTGAGAAAGAGGCAGATACAGATAAGGTTGTTTCTGATATGGTGGCAAAATTCAAAAAGTTGTTACCTAATATGACTTAACAGGGAGGAGGATACTTAATGGAATTTTGGTTACAACAGAATAGCGATAAGTTTCAACTCCCAGTTAAGCCCTCTGATTACACGGTGTCCGTAGCTCATAAAAATACGGTTGTCAATGTAATACAGGTGGGAGATGTAAACCTTATCGGTAACACAGGCTTAAGAGAAATTTCTCTTAAGTCTTTTTTTCCAGCAAAGGATTATAACTTTAGCAATAATGCAGAGCGTAAACAGCCTCTAACTTATGTAGAGAAGATCGAGAGCTGGAGAAAGTCTGGTACTCCTATTAGGGTTATCATTACAGGCACTCTTAACATGGAGGCTACAGTAGAGAGCTTTGTGTGGGGAGAGCAGGATGCTACAGGAGATATTTATTATACCTGTAATATAAAGGAGTACAAAAAGATAAAGACAAAGAGAGCTACCGTTACTATAGCTACTGTAAAGCCTACAGTAAGGGCTACAAAGCCACAGGCTACTAATACAGCCAGAACCTACACGGTAAAGCGTGGAGATTGCCTCTGGAAGATAGCTAAACAGTTTTACGGTAGTGGAGCTCAGTACACTAAGATCTACAATGCTAACAGGGATAAGATAAAAAATCCTAATCTTATCTATCCTAATCAAGTATTAACGATCCCTTAGGAGGTGGTAAGAGTGATAGTAGTACATAAGGATACAGACATTACAGAGTATGTATCCTCTATGAGCTGGGGAGGTAGCCGATCAGAGGTAGCTAGAAAATTAGAGCTACACATTGTAAACGCTCCCCTAGATAAAAATATTACTCCTCTTATCATCAACTTAGCAGATCCTGTTTATTTATTTGAGGATGATGGAAAAACAGAGCTCTTTAGAGGCTTTGTAGTAGAGAGGGAGGCAAGCAGTACCACAGGTACAGTAACTTATACTTGTTATGATCTTCTTTTCTATACCATCAAGAGTAACGCTACTTATAATTTTAGCTCTAAGACAGCGGAGGCGATAACTCAGATGGTATGTGATGATATGGAGATCCCTGTAGGCTCCTTAGCTCAAACAGGGCTAACACAGAAACTCATAGTACAGAATGTATCTATCTATGAGATTATTATGAGAGCCTATACACAGGCATACCAACAGAACGGAGTAAGCTACAGGGTGGTAGCTAAAAAAGGCTACCTCAATGTAGAAGAAATGGGTAAGGTGGTATGCAGTATTGAGATCACAGAGGATAGCAATATTACCAGCTCCAACTATAAAGAGAGCATTACTAACATGGTTAATAAGGTTCGTATTTATGACGGAGAGGGTAAACCACAGGGAGTAGTACAAAATGATGCAGATGTGAAAAAGTACGGTATATTCCAGCAGACTTACACTAAAGAGGAGGGCAAGGATGCTACTACCACAGCTAAGAGTATGTTTAAGACGGTTGAGAAAACCTTTACTCTGGAGTGTGTAAACCTCAATGAGGCAGTAACAGGAGCAGGGGCGGTAGTGAGAGATAGCTCTACAGGGCTCAGCGGTGTAGTGTGGATAGATGCAGATACTCACACATGGCAAAATGGAGTAGCTACCATGAGCTTAACAGTAACTCTAAAACAAATGATGGATACTAAGGAGGGATAGCATGGCTGGTACTGGGGATAACATGAAAAACGATCATCAATATGCAGAAGTGCTAGAGATGATGCGATCACAGGGAGCTAAAGATAATCCTACCTTAGCCCAGATAGGAGTAATGCAAAGCTCTAACAGCGTAAAGATAGATGATCTGGTACTCAATGCTGAGGATCTGTATATAGCAGATTACTTAGTAGCAGGGTATACCAGACAGATAAAAGTACCTTATGTATCTGGAGTATCTGTGGATACTACACAGAGTAATGGTTTTGCCAGTAAGGATAACTCAGATCCAGATACTAGAGTGTGGAA